TGTTGCAGAAGATGTTTGCGGATGAAGTGATTGCGTTGAAACAGAACTACGCATGTTTATGGACAAAGGAACAGATTGACTTATTCATTACGACCCTACCAAGATGAAGCGGCTGACTTCTTGTACGAGCGCAACCGAGCCATGATCTTGGCACCTGTTGGCGCTGGCAAGACAGCCATCACCTTGACAGCCATGCAAGACATGCTGGGCAACGGCGTGGTCAAACGTTTCCTCGTCCTCGCCCCCAAGCGCGTCTGCACCGACGTGTGGCCAGTCGAGCAACCCAAGTGGGCCCCTAACACGCCTGTGGCCGTGGCGGTGGGCACACCCAAGGAACGAAGCGCAGCACTGCGCTCTGGCGCGCAGATCGTGGTGAGCAACTACGACAACATCCAATGGCTGGCCGAGCAGACGCTCAACTTCGACGGCATTGTGTTTGACGAGTTGACACGCCTCAAGAACCCATCAGGCACACGCTTTAAGGCGCTGATGAAGGTGCTGGAGCCCATGACCATTCGCTGGGGCTTGACGGGTTCCTTCACCAGCAACGGTTTGGAGGATGTCTTTGGTCAGTGCAAGATCGTTGACCAAGGTTTACTTGGCCGCTCCAAAGGCGCGTTCATGCAACAGTATTTTGTGCTGATCAACAAAGACTTTGGCGAGTGGGCGCCCCGCGTTGGGTCACTGGCAGGCGTTATGGAGCGCATCAAGCCTGCAACCTACGTCTTGGATGCTGGCGAATACAAAGACAAGCTGCCGCCCATGCACGTGGTTGAAGTGCGATGCGACTTAGACGACCGTGAGCCGTACGAGAAGATGAAGAAGGACTTCCAAGCGTTGGATGTCACCGCGATCAATGCGGGTGTGGTGACGGGCAAGTTGCAACAAATGGCCAGTGGGTTCGTATACGACACACGTAGGACTGCCTCCGAAATACCTGGTAGGTTTGATTCTACGCAGACGCCAATCTGGTTCAGCGCGCACAAATTTGACCGACTTGATGAACTACTAAATGAAAACCAACATGCCAACACCATCATCGTCTATCAGTACCAAGAAGAGCTCGCTGAACTTAAGCGACGTTTCACCGTTACAACCCTTGACGACGTGGATGCAATCAAAAAATGGAACGCAGGCAACGTCCGATTGCTTGCCGTCCATCCCAAGTCCGCAGGCCACGGGCTCAACCTCCAGTTTGGGGGTTGCCACATGGTGTTTCTGTCCTTGCCGTGGAGCTTGGAGTTGTACGAACAGACCGTCGGGCGTTTGCACCGATCGGGCCAGCGCCACGACGTCTGGGTCTACGTGATGATGACCAACAAGACTGTGGACGAAAAGATTTGGGGCGCGCTACATGACAAGCGCGCGGTGTCGGATATTGCAATGGAGGAGTTGAAATGAGATTACTTAAATGGAAAACACAACTGAAGGCGGAAAAGTCTATCCGCAAGATTTACCAGCGAGACTTCAACGCCGCTTGGCGTAAGTTGAGCAAGAACATGAGCATGATTAAACAACTGGAGGACAAAATTGCAAATCACTTGGCGAAAACTAAACAGTGAACTTAAGACCTTTGACGAGCAGAAGGTGTTGGACATGCTGACCCATGAGCGAACCAACGCCAAGCGCGTGGTGGTGCTGGAGCGTCTGCATCAACGCTACACCATGCTGCGGGCGTCCAGAGAGCGTATTGAACTTTTACAGGAGGCCAGACGACCATGACACAAGAAGCATTGAAGCTGGCGCTTGAGGCGTTGGAAGAGGCTTGGTATCACGTTGGCACATTTCAGCCAACCGAGAAGGCAATAGACCTGTATGACGAGGCAAGAATCGCCATCAAAGAAGCCTTGGCACGGCCAGAGCAGGAGCCTGTGAAATACTCCGACTACGAACCTGACGGGGTACATCACACCACCCCACCACAGCGCACATGGGTTGGGCTGACGGATGAGGAATATGCGGAATTAGCCGAAGAATTTGGCCCGTTTCCCATCAATCAAATTGAAGCCAAACTCAAGGAGAAGAACACATGAGCTGGCGCGACTCAACACTGAAGTACCTCAAGGAGCTGACCAAGCCCAAGACGATCAACGAGATCATCGCCAAGGAGCTGAGGGAGGCGCATCTGAAGAAGCTGGAGGCTGAAAGTGCTGTCGAGTACGCACGGTCAATCGTGCAGTACAACGAGCAGCGCATCAAGCGCCTTGAGCACCGACTGCTTGAACATACAACAGAGGGAGACTACACATGACACAAGATGAAATCATTGAAATGGCTAATAAAGCTGGACTTTTTGGAATTTATGCTGATGAAGCAATTGATTCTGTAACACGTTTTGCCAATCTTGTAGCCGCCAAAGAAAGAGAAGCCTGTGCAAAGGTGTGTGAATCAGAGGGAATTCGCATTGATGCAAGTTATTTAACCTGTGCTGACGCCATCAGAGCCAGAGGAGAACAAGAATGATCTCCAGAGTCATTTTCTGCGTGGTGATGGGCGGTGTGGGCTTGAACAACTTGATACCCGATGAGCCCAAGCCGCTGACCGCCGCGCAGATACAACAAAAGAGCAAGCGAAAGCAGGTCAGTGAAATCTGCAACAAGAAGAAGAAAACCAAAACGGTGAAAGAAATGTGCAACAGATGGGAGACAAGAAATGCTTGAAAAGATCAGAACATTCTTTGGTAGGTTGCGCGCTCGCGGTGAGACTGTGGTCGAGCAGGGCTCGGTCTGGCGGTGTACGCAGTGCAACCATATTTTTCTAACTCAAATAACAGCGGAGCGGCACCCATGCCCAGACCAAAAAGTGATCTGACCAGCGTTGCCCGAACCATCGGCGTGCGCCTGATCCCCGCGCATCATGCAGAATGGAAGCGTTTGGGTGGCCCCAAGTGGCTGCGCCAGATGCTGTCTCAAAGTATCAAGGAGAACAAGAATGCCCGCGTTTGAAAGTTGGAGCCATGAGAACCTGGCTAAGTTTGCCGCTGAAGCCTACGCCAAAATGCAACAGCAACAAGACCATATCGAGCAGTTGCAAAATGATTTGAAAGACGCCATCAAGGCATACAGGGAGTTGATTAAGTGAATTTTGGTAACCAAGGAAAACTGGCTGATGCTTTGCTGAAAGAACTCATGGAAGTCATTTACAAGTACGACGAATCCATGTACATGGTGAGCGTGCTGGGAGTATTGCGGTTGGCAGAGGCGCAGTTAATTGAAGACCATGAGGAGGATGAGGAATGAAAGACAAAGTAATTGTTGGTTACGTTTATTCAATTTTGAACGGCCAAGGCAATGAAATGCTGTTAATGAGTTCTTTTGGAACAACAAGAACAAAAGCAAAAAAGAATTTCAATTTTCAAAATCAACAAAGACTTGCCCCTGTTAAACATGAAAACAAATACCTTGTCCATGTACTTGTGGTGGAAGAAGCATGATGCAAATGAAAAACGCATTCGACACATCAGGGCCGTCCATCTGGATGCGCGATGAAGAACTCAAGCGCAAACTGCAAGGCCAAGAATGGGCCAAGAAAACTCAGGCCAAGAAGAACATCAACGACAAGACGCAAGTCTTCCAGTACTCAAAAGCAAAATGCTCGAAACCATCATCATCTTGACGGTAGGAGCCGCCATCGGTATTGGCGCGCTTCTAGCCGTGCTGTACTTCCTAGCCGATTAAGCGTAGGCGCGGGTGCCTTGCTTGTCGATGATCAGCGCCATCTCACGCGGGGCGCTGTCTTCAGTGTTGGGGATCGACACATGCGTCCAACGGTCGAACTCACGAATCACTTGGTCATAAGGCAGGCCTGACTTGATGATGGCGCTCACCACCTCGTCTGGCGTCATGCCAGGCACACGGATATCGGCAGCGCAGCCACGGCGATGCTGTGACTTGTCGGTTGAACCGACTGCACGGTTGACTTCTGCGCTACGAAACGCGCTGTTGATGATGATGGGCTTGCCACCGATCACGACTTTGACTTGCTCCAAAAAGTCAGCCAAGCGGTACAGGTTGGCCAGCTCGGCTTCGTTGGGCTCGTTGTCAAACTCGCGGTGGTCGGTGTGGGTCAGCTCTTCAAGGGTGAAGTTTGGGGTGAGGTTCATTGAGTACTCCTAGCGTTGTTGTACAGGGTGATGCAAGCGTTCAACTTTTGAATGGCGCGGTCGCCTTCTTCAGCTATTGCGATAAGATTTTTAGCAGCCTCTCGGTCAAGCTCGGCTCGTGTCTCTCCTCCACTATCTCCGGCGGCAACGGCGGTATCTGTGGGGGCTGGTACGGGGCAGGTCGTTTTGAGGCGCAGCCTGAGAGCACCAGAATCAATAGCATCGTTACGTTCGCGCGTAGCTTGTTTGGCTTTTTCATTCGTCTTCCTCAATACATCAGCGGTGGTGGTGACAGCGGTGGTCAGGGCTTGTTCTTTTTGACGTGCCTCGGCGTTAAGTCGCTCAACCTCCAAGGCTTGTGCCTCGGCCTCAACATGCCCGCCGTACCAGTAGCCGATCCCGTAGGCCAGCAACAGCGCCAGCAGGCCTGACAGCAGGTTACGCATCGCTGGTCTTTCCACGGACGTAGGCTTGCGCGGCCATGAACGCCACGACGATGGTGCCCATCGCAGCGCAGTAGGTGGTGGCCAAGCCGTTCAACGCGTTGACCTTCTCTAAAGTGACAAGCTCAGACGCCAGGTAGGAGATCAGGATAGGAGGCGCGGCAAGCGCGGCCCATGACATGACGCGCTGCTGGTCAGCCATCTTGTCCATGTTCTCAATCATCATCATGCGCTCAGAGCGCGCCAACTCAGTGTCAGTCACCACGCCGTCGTGGTCAACGTCAAATTGGTTATAGGTCGAGTTTTGTTCCAGTTGTTTTGTCATTGCGTTTCTCCTGCTCTATCTGCCGTCTTAATTTTTCCACTTTTTCAATTTGCTGTTTGGCGTCATGTTTGGTTTCCAAGATGTCCAAGTACAGCATCCCCAACAAGGGAAGCAGTAGGGCAACCAACACACATGCAGCAATCCAGCCCATCACGTCTTCCCCAAACGGTTTACGAACAGGAGCCACAACCACAGGTAAAGGAGGAATAGGAAAGTCGCTACGAGATACGCTGACTTTGCTTGGAAGTTTCTTTTTTCCTCCCGCCGTTGCCATTGTTTGTACCTCTCCTGCGCTTCTTCCTTCAACCGTGCTTTTTCCTGCTCCTCCTGTATAACGCCACGCATCTCAAACACCTTGGAATACAGCGCGCCCATCTCTGGCGGTGACTGATACACCATTGTTTCCCTGATTGTTACTTCCAGCGCAGCCATTTGATCCATCGCCATGACGCGGTTCAGCGCGGCTTCCATCAGGTTGGCGTTGGGATCGTAGACGGTTTGGCTCTTCTCTTCTTCTTCCCTTATGTGCGCTGCCAGTTGCTCTTGGAGTTTGAAAAATTCGGTGAGGTGGCTGACGACATCTGCCATGACTTTGGTTTCATCGACGGCAACGTAGGTTTCCTTTTTCGCCATAGGCTTTGGCGTGGCGGCTGGCTTTGGAGACCCGCCAAACATCTTGGACAGCTTTCCCCAAAATGAATGGATCTCTTTGGCGACCCCAACAGCTTCATCAACCGTTGCCTTGACCTCCATGAATGAGGTCTTTGCCTGCTTGTATAGTTCGCAACCCTCTTTGATGGCGGCAACGCAAGCATTTGCAGCAAAAAGAATTGAGATCGGGTCAATTTACAGCCCCAAGACTTTTTTGACAAACTCACCCGCCACGCCTGGGCCAAACAAGACGCAGATGATCAGTATGTAGATCAGGTATTCGATCTTGGTCATGCGCTTGTCGCCGTCACGCAAAGAGCGGTCTATGTTGTCATAGCGTTGGGCGCAAACGGCTTCATGTACCGCCAGTCTGGTTGAAGTATCGTCAGTCATATTGAGGAGCCATCCCACGCATTTCAACTCGCAGCGCATTTTGGTTTTCTTGTGCGGGTGCGAGCGCGTTTGTTGCGCCTATTGTTGCTGGCGCAATTGCTTTTTGCACCCAACTCTTAGGGTCGGACAAAAGTTTTGCCACGCGGTTACGTTCAGCGCCAGGCAAAGTCTCTAACAGATCGGCGGTTGCGCCAGGCGTCTTAAACGCTTCGGTCAACATGCCCATCGTCTTTGAGCCAATCTTATTTTCAAGAATTTGCATGGCCTTGTTGGTTGTCGCTGCCACAGCGGTGATGTAGGACGGCAAGCGGAACTTGGACAGGTTTTGCAACATCAATTCTTTGAGCGCGTCTTGACCACCAGCTACTTGTGTCTTGATGTTGGCGTCGCGGATTACTTTGGCGGCTTGACTTTGCAGCACATTCAAAGTGTTTTCGCTCACCTCTTTGGCGATGTCATAGCTGCCAGGGCCCAAGATCTTTTCCACTGCTTCGGGCGACTCACCTTCGACCAAACGCACAAAGGCGTCCTTGTTGGTCTTGTACATGTTAAGCGCCTCGCCTGAAAGTTTCTTTTCAGCGATTCGTTGCATACCCTTGGCATGTGTGTTCAAGTAATCACGCCAGCCCGCACCGCCCGCCGCTTCAATAGCGTCGTCAATAGCAGGCTTGATTTTGGACAACACGCCTGCGGCCAGATTACGTTGAGATGTTGCGTCTGCGCCAGGACGCAGTTGAGCAATAGCGGCGTTTACAGAATTCTTACGAATAGCTTCCAAAGCGTTGGCGTCAATCACGCCATTCTCTGACCATCTACGAATGGCGCTGGCGACATTGTTGGCCGCGCCTTCGATCAAATCGTTTTCTGCATATGCTGGGTTTTTTGGTATTGCAGCTATTTTGTTGGCAAGGGCACCAGACTCCAACGGCTTGATGCCTACTGACCGTAGGGCTTGTTCGGCGCCAGACGCTTGCGCTGCAAATCGAACTGGGTCAATCTGGCCACCAGAACCGACAGCAACAGCCAAATCGTTTGCCTCACGGGCGGCGGCTTCATCGGCCACATACTTGCCCAGATTGGCGCGGCCAATCGCTTGCTCGCGCATTGGCGCAGTGATGACGTTAAGATTTTTCTTGGCCACTTCAGAAGTAGCGCGGGCTTCAGTGGCAGTTGCACCGCCAGCCAGTTTAGCCAAGGCATTGACGCCTTCCGCCTCGTTCATGTTTTTCAGGTTCAACACAAACTTGGGGTCGCTGGCCAACCGGCGTTCGATCAATGCTTGCCATGTTGGGTTAGTAATGTTGGCCGTGGCTTGAGCTGCGCTAACGTCTGGAGACGCAGTGCGGAGTGCGTTAAGCACTTGAGGCAGGTCGTCCCCCAACGCGCCTTTGGCGATCTTTGCAGCTTTTTGAAGCGGAATCTGACGCAAGTCTGCGACTGCGCCAATTGCTTTGCCGATATAGGGCGCTACAGCGCGGCCACCAGCTTCAAAGGTCGCACCTTCCAACACGTTTTTAACTGGCTCAGTAACCGCCGCTGCGCCTTGACGCGGCGCTTTGCCGCCGACATAAATGTCCGCCAAGTTAAGAGCTTCCTTGGCCATTCCATACCCCAAGCCCGCCCCACCAACTATGCCTGCGGGGCCAAGAGGAACGCCAAGTGCCGCGCCGCCTGCTGCGCCCAAGGCTTCAACAGTAGGCGCAACATACTCACGAACTTTTTCGTATGTGGATGGTTCAGCGCGGGGCGCAGGTATCTCAGATGGCGGCGCTTCCAATTTAGAAACGTCATACCCGTTGGCTTTTAGCTTGGCCGTAAGATCGGCCTTAGACATGCCATCGGGAACATTTTTTATGACTGTGCCGTCAGGCAAGCGAACATCCATTATTTTAGGCTCCCAAAGTCAACGACCTTGCCCCCAGCAGCGGGCGCTGGCGCGCCGCCTTGATTTTTGTAATCATAGGTCATGTCGTATGCTTCACGCACACGTTGTTTGGATGACCTAGTTGCGTTAGCCGTTTCTCTTAACGCTCTGCTCAAATCGGCGGTGTCTTGTGTACGATTAAGCGCGCCAAATGCGTCACGCAAGTATTGACCTTCTTGGTTTGATACGTTGCCCAACGCGCCGCCGGTCGGTGACGACGCGCGCATGTTTTGCAGCTCTTGAAAACCGCCACGCGCAAGAATACTGTCGTACAGCGCCTGCGCTGCGCGCGCTTCTTTGGTGATGGCGGGCGTGCGACCATAGACCAAACCTGAGATTCCAGACAAGCCTGGATGCGCTGCCAGCTTTTCCAAATCAGCAGCCAACTTCTCTGCGCTTGATTCAAAAGTCTTGACCGCAGATGTAGCAGCGGGGAACTTAGCTTCACGCGCTTGGATTTCTTTCGGTGCCAAACCTTCCATCGCTGTGGCAGGCGTCATTCGTTTGCTCAACGCTTCTTCACGGGTCACAAAAACTTGTTTTCCAGTTACTGGATCAACAACTGCTACTGGTGGTTGAGGTTGTAAAGGTTGAGTAGGCGGGCGGCTTGCTCTTGCAATACGAAGTTTTTGTTCTTCTTCTTCGGGCGACAACATACGTTCTTGCCGTTGAGCATCGCGGAAGGCTTGATAACCTGCTGGCGTTAATGGATAGCCCAATTGTTTCATTAACACTGCATCTGGCGCTGTTTGCGGCTTAATCATTTCCGCCAATTCTTTTTCTCTTGCTTGCGCCCATGCTAATGCTTGCGGTGTTCCAAGCGCATACGCTGCGTCAATTTTTCGGCGTAGATCGGCGGTGTCAGGTGAAAGTTGATTGACTGGCGCAACAGTGGGTGCAGCAACAGGTGCTAATTTATTTGCCGTTGGTGCGGCATTGGGGTCAAACGTGCCTGACCCCAAAGCGCCAGGCGCAGGCGCAGCAGAAGGCATTGCTGTTGGCGCAGAAGGGCCTTTAAGCAAAAACTCAAAATTCTTTTGATTTTGTAGTTTTTCTTGAATCTTAAATCCAAGATCCATGTAATGCGGTATGCCCGATTTAATCATTTGGTCAGACGCCATGCTTAAATCGGAAGGGCCACCATTTTTGGTAATTTCAGCTTGCATTTTGGCTAATGCGTCGCGGTCGCGTTGCATATTTTCCAACTGCATTTGCGACATTTTCTGTTGAGACTGCGCGGCCAAAATGTTTTGCATTTGACCGTACCGCGCCAAAGGATCGGCAACTTGAAGTGGCTGGACGCCAAGAGCAATGTTAGGGTTGATGGGCATAACTTATCCTCCAAAAGTTCCAGTAGAGGGGTTCCATGCGCCGGATACATTAGAACCGCCGCCGCCACCTAACGCATTCAAATAGTTTTGACCTTGCCTGTAGTTCAGATACGTACCTAAACCGCTGGTCAACGCATTTGCGCCGCCCACATACCCAGATGCTCTTGCTGCTGCCGCGCTACCCATAGCGTCGCCAACATTTGCCGCCATGTTTTGACCCGCCGCACCAATTGTGTTGGCCGTGGTTTGCGCCATGCCTGTCAACGATTGCAGTGGGTTCAAACGAGCTTGGCGCTCTGCTTGATAGCGGTTGAACGCGTTGGTGTACTCTTGGCTACCCATCTCTTGACCGTAGCGTTGTGCGGCCTTCAAAGCCCCGCCAGAGATCAAACCACCACGGGCAGCGGCTTGGCGCTCAAGCGCCTTTTGACCTTCAGACAATCTGAAAGCGTAGCCTGGGTCTTGTTGGAATTGATCCATGCCAAAGTTTGTGTACTTGGACGCAGCCACAAGTTCCGGCAGCGCATTGACGCCAACGTCATAGAAAGGCTTTTGCCTAGCCACATTCTCTTGGTATTGTTTGTACTGCAAATCGGCGGCGCGATTGGCGGCGTCGGCTTGCGTGCCCGCAGCTTTATTTGCTGCGTTTGCACCTATAAGTGAACTACCTATTGTGGCCGCTGCGATCATCCAAGGCATATCAAACTCCTTCGCTCAAACAATGAGCAATATTACGCGCCTGATCGACATTGCCAGGCACAATTAACACTTCATCAATTTCATCTTCATCGGTGCATTCGGTGGCATGTACACAGTACCAAACCACGTCTGTGAGCGATTTTATGCCGTGATGCTTGCCTGCGGCAATAGTCAGGCAGGCAGGGGCTTCAACGACCGATTTGACCCCATCCACAATCATCTCGACAGACCCACTGGCCAAGATGGACAAATGGTCGTGCTTGTGGGCGTGTTGCACCAAAACGTATCCTGCTGGGATGCGGGTTTCTTTGGCGTACACACCTGCGCTGAAATGGTGATGGATCATGTCACCTCACGCCCGCTGACGCGCATATTGATCGACGCCGCAGTGCCAGCAATCGTAGAGATGAAGTCGCCTGGGTTCAACACTTGGCCTACCAGCTCAGGGAACGTATAGACCTCGGACGGTTGCAACGTTTTGGTCTTGGTGATCAAGTTCAGATTGCCAGCGGAGCCCGCCGAAGTGACCAAGTTGACGCTGATTGTCGCGGCGGCTGAGTTGTAATTTGTTGCGGTAAATTTGTCAATAATCGCGGTGACGCCAGTCGCGGTGTACTGGGTTGTCTGGGTTGCTTCGACAATTTTGGCAGGGACAAGGGCTTTAACGGTCACTGTCATGGGTTACTCCAAAAGAAGGATGTTGTTAGGCACGTATTGTGTCATCAGCCAACTAGAGCCGTTTGACACAAGTGTCGCAGAATCGCCGGTGCTTGCCAAGAGAATCGACGTGCCAGCAGCGCCGCCAGCCAAAGGCACGACGTTTGAGGACGCCGACACCAACGTCTGGGCTTGGTAGTTTTGAAAGTGCAGCACCCGACCAGTGTTGGTTGAAGGCGTGGGTAGCGTGACCGTACAGGTTGCGCCAGACTTGTTGTTGATCAACCAAGTCTCACTGGCAGCAACCGTGAAGTCAGCGGTCTTAACGACAGGCGCACCACCTGCGCCGCTGATCACAGACGCAGGGGTGACGTTGCTCCAAATTGTGCCGTTGTATTGAATTAAATCATTGGTGGCCAGCGCGCTAAATTGCACGTTGGAATCGGTACCACCTAGCACCGACCCAGTAGAAACCCTAACAAACACATCGCCAGACCCTGCGGGCGCAGCATTGACTACAACGGCAACGGTTGCTTTGACGTTGGGTGCGGCAGGTTGTGTTTTTGTTAAGCCACCAGCAACCAATGGGTTGTAGTACAAGATGTCGCCGTCTACCCAAACTTCGCCGACTGGAGTACCTGTTGTGTCCCAGCCCCGAACGTGGCCAAACGAGGTGATTAACCCAAATCCGTTAGTAGCAATGTTTTCGGCGGCAATGCCCATGATGTATTGCCCATCGGTCAGCCCAGTAGCCGGAGCGCCCTTAATCACGCCACTAGCGCCCACTGCGCCAGTAAACATGATCAACTGGCCTTTGGTAATAGTGCTGTCGGCTTTAATGTAAAAATACTGCGCCTCACCCACTGGCTGAAGCACGTTGGCCGTCATTTGTATGCCCAGCGTTGTGCCGCCATCCCACGCCACGGTGCCAATATCTGGCGGCACATTCTCAGGCGTAGTGTCAAACGTCACCCAAGGTAAATTAGCCTGCTGAAGCGCAGCCATTGTGCCCAACTCAACACGAGGCAACACATCAAGTCCTTGCCGCACATTGTCAATTTGTGCTTGCAATTCACCGCTCTCGTTGGGCGGCAGCGTCTGCAATTCTTGATTGACTGCGCGTAGCGCGGCGTCATAAGACGCAATCAACGATTCTGCGCTTGGGCCCACCACATCGTCTACAACTGCTGTGGCTGAGTCAAACAAACTCAGGAAGAACATGTACCATGAGCGGTCAATCAACCCCGTGCGCTGGTCGATCAGCGGCACCCTGGGCGGCGGGACCGGCGTGGGGGTTGGGCTTGGGCTAGGCATTTGTTGGGCTTATGATTAGTTCGGCACCCATGATGGCTATTTTGTTGGGGTCAGTACCTGATAGCTCATACACACGGTCACGCAACTTGAGCGTCATGCCCAGACGACGCCAGAAGGTTCGCTGGCCATACACGCCGATCTTGCCAATTGGCGACCAGTGCTCATTCGACCAAGTGTGGCCACCGTCGTCTGACCAGCGCAGCATGACCTGGGGGTCAGAGCCTTGGCCAGTGTTTAAGCCCACGCCTGCCTCGCAGTCCAATTGCAAACTGTGATGGGCGGTGCGCTTGAGATTGTTTGTGCCGGTTGGCAACGCGCGCCAGCTCCGCAGCCACTTTTGGATGCCGCCGTTGTCAGCGTACACATCCAAATCAAACGTGTAGATGTTGCCGTTTTCAAAATCGCCAACGATGATGTTGCCACCAAAGTTGCACTGGCAGTTGCTGCGGTGGCGCATAAACTCGCCGTTATCCCAGCCAGCTCGCTCATGCCATGCTTGGGTGGATACGTCGTAAACCCAGGTGGCGTTGCCGGACGGGAACGTCAGCACATAGAAAGCATGGCCTTCTTGCTGGTATGTATAAGCGATGGCGTCGGAGATGTTGCCGTACTGGGCGATGGCGTATTCGATGGCATGGGTAGAAACCCTTACGCCAGTGTAGCCGTTGGCGCGGTAGACGATGCCTTGGCCACGGGCGTCTGTGCCCAGCCAAAACAAGCCGTTGTCCAGCTTGGCGATTGAATATGGCGACACGCAGCCAATCTCGTTGAATGCGCCTTGAATTCGTTGCAGAGGAAAGTCAGTCGCGCCGGTATCGTACCAAACTTCAACCGAATCGGTGCCAAACACCCATATTTCGCGGTGGTCTGATATAAGACCCACCACGCCGTCAGGTGAGCCTTCGGCGCTTGCAAAGTCCAGTGGATCGACCGAGGTGCCGTCCAATAGCTGCGTCACCCAGATGATCTGACTGTCGGGCTGGTTGTAGACAAAATACCCATCAAGGTACGCCACTGTCACCGCACCAGCAAAATCAGGGTCGGTGATCTGTTGGAAGACGTTGGTGACTTCGTTGTAGATGTAGCCGTCAGGATTGCAAGCCAAGAAGAGCTGCGTCCCGTTGTCGGCGATGGACACGGGGCCAGTGCCCGACACAGTGCCAAGTAGCGTGGGCGTCGCAGTCAGACCAGTCAGTTTGTAGAAACCATTGCCGGACACAACGTAGAAGTCGCTGCCGTTGGTCTGGTGGGCCCACAAGGCACGGATCGGGCCTGTGCCCACGGTTTGTTGAAACTTGAGGCCTGGGGCACGGTTGAGAAACCCAGGCTCTTTGCCGCCTTCTGGAATGACTTCTGGGAACAGATTGACCATGCGGTTGTCCGCAGCGTTGATACTGCGAGCAACGTAGGCCGACCCAAGAATCGGCGTCTTCATCAGTAATTCCCAGCGTAGATGTTGAACCGCTGACGTGTGGCCACGATAGCGTAGGGCATCGACATCACGTCATCAGGGTTGTTGATGCGCTTCAAGTTGCGCTTGCTGGTCATGGCGATGCGCTGCACTT